CAAAATATAATAGACACGTCTTATTTTCCTAATTTACTTTTTTATGGACCCCCGGGAACCGGTAAAACTACAACTATAATCAATTTAATAAACGCATATCAAGCGAAACTAAACATAAAAAACAAGGATTTGGTTATCCATTTAAACGCATCGGATGAGAGGGGGATAGATATTATAAGAAATCAAATTAATTTTTTTGTAAATTCTAAACCATTATTTCACGATGGAATGAAATTTGTCATACTAGATGAAGTAGATTATATGACAAAAAACGCGCAACAAGCATTGCGATATTTATTGCAGAATTATACGAATAATGTACGCTTTTGTTTAATATGTAATTATATTAGCAAGATAGACGATGGCTTACAAAATGAATTTATACGCTTACGTTTCAATCAACTTCCAAAGGAAGATATAATTCAATTTTTAACAAACATATCTATATCTGAAAAATTAAACATGTCTTATAAAACATTATCATGTATTCAAAAACTGTATAAATCCGATATTAGAAGTATGGTAAATTGTATGCAATCAAAGCAAGACATTGTTAAATTTCAGGAAAACGAAGTATTGGAATTCAATATAATTGACAATGATGTCTGGATAAATCTACTCAATAAACTGGCGTCAAGAGAGAAGAACGAAACCGTAAATAATTTTGTTCAGTCAATTAGTAACCAATACAATATTGACAAAAAAAATATAATTAAAGATTTTATCAATTATATTATTCGTAATCATCCTAAATATTTATCGAAAGATTTTTTAAACTTTGTTGAAAATTTAATGCATTCCCAAATTCAAAATAACAATATTTATATAAATTATTCACTAACAAGGCTATCCTCTTTTATATCTGTATAACGCGCAACATTATACATATTCATTCTCATGTGTAATTTAAGCATAAATTCATTTGGTGGTGAACTTTTTGACGGGTCGAAAAAATGTTGTTTGAGACTATATTCGCCCTTGGCATTTGGGGAATTAGGTGGTGAAGTTAAGTTTTGCTTAATCGGAATAATATTGCTTCTTTCATGGATGATGTGTGGTTTTGATATCATTCTTTATATAATATAATAAAGAAAATAATTGAAATAAAATTAATATAAAGAATATAAAGATAGCAGTAATAATAATATAAAGAAAATATAAAAATATGAATGACAATATAGACCAAGAATGGGAAAATTTTATATCCGTCGGATACGGTGAAACGTCTGATGATGAAGGCACTGAAGATTCTGAAGAAAATGTAAATATAAATTTTAAAAAAACGAAAGAAAATGTTGAATCCCTTCATTTATTTGACATGGATTCAAATGCGCCTAAACCAAGTAATATATACATATCTACGAAAACCAAAATTGCTTATTTAAATACTCCAATTGAATTAAAAGACATATTTTGGAATATTCCTGTTATTTCTTATGCTACACCGCGAGTTGGAGTAATAAAAAAACAAATGAAATTTAATTCTTTAACGCCAGAAGAATTACATTTAAATCAAGAAAAACTTAAAAACGAACCTTATTTTGAAGAGTATGTTATTACACATATTGATAATCCGACAGGGCGAATTAAATTTAAAGATACTAGAAAAATTAGCATTGGCATATCTAAAAAGGATATACTTAGTTATCGAAGTAAAAAGAAGAGTGCTTTTTATAACTGTTTTGTATTAATACTTCGTATGAAGGTTGATTTGATGTTTAAAGAATTTCACGTCAAGGTATTTAATACAGGAAAACTCGAAATTCCTGGCGTTCAAAGTGAGGTGACATTTGGTTTAATTTTAAAGCAAGTGATAGAAACAATACAACCGCATATGGAAACAAAACTGAGTTATAAAGAAAATAGTAGTGAAACTGTTTTAATTAATTCAAATTTCAATTGCGGTTACTTCATTAACCGGGAGGCGTTATATGATATTCTAAAATATAAATATAATATACAATCCATTTATGACCCTTGTTCTTACCCTGGGATCCAATGTAAATTTTATCATAATCCAGACGTAGACCTTCAGAACGGATGTCAAATATCCGAAGAAAATAAGCACTTATATGAAAACGTAAAAGAAGTTTCATTTATGATATTTCGAACAGGAAGCGTTTTGATTGTTGGAAGATGTGATGAAAATGTATTGTTTATCATTTATGAGTTTTTGAAAAATATTTTGAATAATGAATTTAAGAATATTTGTCAAAAAAATGTAAAACCAACACAAGATGGTGATATTATTGTAAAAGATAAAAAGAAAAAAGTAAGAAGAAAAAACATTACTATTGAAATGCAATGTGAATTATAAAATTAACTTAATAACCAACTTATAAATTTGTCGTGCGGTTCATTTATTTTTTCAATAAATTCTTCCGAAGAAAATTTTTCATTTACGATTTTTGTTATTTCTTGGTTTTTTAAAAACTTTTTAACTAATAATACGTTTACTTCAAAAAATAAATCAATATTTTCTATCTTATGATATAAATCATCAACAATACTTTCAAGTGATTGTATTTTGGCTTTATTATTGTTATTATTTGTGTTATTAAATGAATTTAATTTTTCAACTAAATTTACGATTTTATCTATATTTGCTATTGTTTTAACATTGGTAATATATTCTTTCGGGTAATTTATAATTTTTAGCAAATAGGTTTGATAAATATTAATATAATTTTTAATAATATCTAATTTTTCTTTAAAACTCGGACTCATAATTTCGTTTATTTTTTTAAGTTCACTATTAATATCAAATATGGTTTTTTTATAAACGTATGTGGTCGCGTCCCTTGAAGTTAATTGTAAAAACATTTTTTCGTCGTCCGATATTTGACCCACGAATTCGACGTAAAAATAAAACGATTTTTGGCAATGAAAATAGGTTAAATCTATGTTTTTAGTGTAATGTAATAAATGTAAAAAGACGTTTGTTATTGTATCGAGCCCTCTAATAATAATAAACCTAGAAATATTTGTCCCCGAAACTTTTATGTTTTCTTGAATAAATTTGTAATATTCAATAATTAAATCCGCATATTTCTTTGTTATGTCATTTATGTTGCTATCTAATTCTTTTTTATAATTTTCACTATTATATAAGGAATAATTATTATCTTTATTTGTTATAGTACTTTTCATTATATTATTATTCTATAATTATTTAAATTAAAATAATATTTATATATAAGTATTTAAAGAATATTTTAAGTTTATATAAAATGTCGGAAACAAAACCTGCCCTAAAGACAGAAAATAGTTTAAATTATAGACTTCCTGCGGACGTCACTTTGAAGCATGCCGCGAAGTTAAGTATTGTAGATGATAAGCCCATTATGATGGACTACTGGGCAGCATCTCTTGATAAAAAGGCTCTTATTGGCGCCAGAGAGAACGGGGAGAAGTTGTTGGTAAAATCTGAAGACGAGTATACGAGTCAAATAGCAAAGTTTTACAAGAGTGGAACTGAATACATTGTTATTACTGAAAATTCAATTTATATTGTAGCGAATGATATTCCTACCAGAAAGATTTCTTAAATCTACCACCTTTAAAAAAGGTAGAACCAAATTCTCTTCAATCCACCTTTAAAAAAGGTAGAACCAAATTCTCTTCAATCCACCTTTAAAAAAGGTAGAACCAAATTCTTTTAAATCCAAAAATCTTTTAAACATAATTAACATATTATATTTAAAAACAACTTAAAGACAATGCCACAATATATGTAAAGATGGAAGAAGAATATAACAATGTTGAGATAGAAGATAACCAAGAAGTTAGAAACTATACTATGTATAAAATTTGTCCTAAAAATAAAGATTTAAATTGCTGTTATATAGGTCAAACAACCAATTTTGAAAACAGAAAAAAACAGCATATTAAAAACACTATAAATCAAAGTGATGCAAAGCATTATCATTTAAAACATTACCAAACTATTAGAGAAAACGGTGGATGGAACCAATGGGAAATGATTAAACTTGAAGAATTTAATGGTAAAACGAACTTAGAAGCGCGTATGAGGGAACAAGAATTAATAAAAGAACATAATGCTAATTTGAATTCACTTAGTGCTTTTATAAGCGAAGAAGAGAGAGCAGCAACAAAAAAAGCAATTACTGAAAAGTATAGAGAAGAAAACAAAGAATTACTTAAAGAACAAACTAAAAAATACAAACAAGAACATAAGGAAATCATTGCCGAACAAATGAAAACGTATAGAGCAGAAAATAAGGAAAAAATTAGAGAGAAAACAAAGGAATATAAAGAAAATAACAAAGAAAAATTTGAAGAATGGGATAAGGCTTGGAGAGAGAAAAATAAGGAAATCTTAAAGGAAAAGCGAAAAATTTATGAGGCTAAAAAGAAAGCAGAAAACCCCGTTATTACAGAAGAAGAAAAAGAAGCAAATAAAAAGGAAAAAAGAGACAAGTATAATGAAACTAGAAGAATAAAAAGAATGCAAGATAAACAACAAAAGGAAACAGTTATTTAACAAATTTTTTTATAATAGTAATGTATATAAATGTCCGCTTTTGGTTCAGGTAGCAATTCGAATGGTCAATTTTGGTATGGTAATTCAACAAATTTCCCGGGGTTTTTATACAAAAAAAATGTTGGTGTAGGAGGCAGAAGAAGTACTAAAATGGCACCCGGTGGAAATACAACATGTAATAATTCTACTTATTTATATAATAAATATAAACCAGGTGTAAATGGTATTGGAGCATCTAGTATGGCAAATCGCCGCGCAAAAAATAGATTAGCGTCTGTTTGTGGTGGAGGCAACAGTCAATGTGGCGCCTTTTATACTTACTTAGGAAGATATGATAATTATACTGGGAATCCAAATGGTTATTTTCCTTACCCATATGGAGTCAGGTAAATTAAAACGTATAAAAATAATAACACTAATAAAACAAATAAAATATAATATAAACGCGAATATTATATTTTTAGTTAGATTTAGAGCAACGCGCCATTACCCCGCCCTAAAATACGTCGCTCCACCAGCAGTGACAGCAAATCTCGCCACACTACCTCCGTTTGTAGCGTTGGGAGCAACTGGAATCGTCGCAATAGTCGTTCCCAACGGATATTGAACCGCAATAGTTAGTGTTGTTGATTTATTACAAATAGCATACCAATACCCAACAGACCCAGCGGTAGGTGCTGGTAAAACGAATATTCTTCCAGCAAGAGTAGGGGTATTAACAATCGTCGCAAAGGCGTTGGTGATTGAGAGAGCAGTCGTTCCAGTTGTCGTCGCATTCAACACGCTATTCTCCAACATTCCAACTGGGTTTCCGTCAGTAGTCCTCGTTGTCGTGGATATATTACGACGAAATACAATATCGGCGGTCTGTGAATTACCAATCGTGATTGCGGAATTGTTCACAATACTTAAAGAGAATGTATCAATACCAAGAGTTAAAAAACTTTCTAAACCAGTATAATCAAACGCAGAGCGTAATTTAATATAATTACTTGTATAACTTCCGTCTTGGTGTAGAGTAATCGTATTTTCTGGAAGGTCATTCGGCGACGCTTCGCCATTTTGAATTACAATATCGTCGCCAGTAGCAGTCCCTAAATCTAATTTGTTTAAACTCATTCCGTATGCTGGTACTGCGTTATAATCCACATACGCTTGTAAAACCGCTCTCGGTGGGGTGGTTGTTAAATCACCAGAGGTCAAATCTAATCTTGCGTATCCGTTATTACTCGCCATATTAGTAGATACTTGATAATCAATACTGGTCGCAATATTACCAGCACTTATTCCAGCAGTAGAATAAATAGTTGTTGAAGTATTATCGTAAATCGCTATTGAACCAGCAGTCATAGCATTAGATGGTCCACTGGTAGTACTGACAACTATTGACGAAGAAGAAACGCTAGCGTCATATTGAGGCGACCCAGTTGCGTCCGTTGATACTAAACCCGTATTGCTCATTTGAGTAAAGAGTAAGGGTGTTGATGTAGTCTTTGACAAGATTTTCTCTGACCGTAAAAATCCACTATTATCTACCCATAAAGGATTTGTAAATCCTGCTGGACCGCTTGGTTGTGGTTCTAATGCTAAATAAGTTGGATCTATTCCACCCTTTACGTATAACGCGCCAAAAACCATTACATCTCCTGTGTATCCAGTTCCGGTATAACCAGTAATCCCTTGATAATAACTTGGAGACCATGGACTACCTCCAGTGGGTCCGGGTTGCCCAGTTGGTCCTGTATATCCTGTTGATCCTTTCGGACCAGTAGGTCCTGTAAATCCTGTTGGGCCGGGTGGTCCTGTTGATCCTGTATGGGTAATTATTGTACCTGTGTGTCCGGTTGGACCTGTTGGTCCAGGAGTAGTATTCATTGGTCCGGTAGGTCCTGTATATGCAACTATGGTACCAGTATGACCTGTTGGACCTGTTGGACCAGGCGTAGTATTCATAGGGCCAGTAGGACCGGTAAAACCTGTTGGTCCAACTGAACCTGTTGGTCCAGTCGGACCTGTCGGTCCTGTTTGTCCTGTTTGTCCAGTTGGACCAGTCGAGCCTGTTGTACCTGTTTGTCCGGTAGGCCCTGTTTGGCCGGTAGGTCCTGTTTGTCCAGTTGGTCCTGTTTGGCCGGTAGGTCCTGTTTGTCCAGTTGGTCCTGTCATGCCGGTAGATCCTGTTTGTCCGGTAGGTCCTGTTTGTCCGGTAGGTCCTGTCATGCCGGTAGGTCCTGTTGGCCCGCTTGGACCTGTTTGTCCGGTAGGTCCGGTTGTACCTGTTGGTCCGGTATGGGTAATTATTGTTCCGGTATGTCCGGTTGGTCCCGTAGGTCCAGGCGTAGTATTCATTGGACCGGTTGGACCAGTAAAACCGGTTGGCCCGGTTGGTCCTGTTGATCCTGTATTTACCGCTGTACCTGGAATTCCTTGTTGCCCAGTAGGACCCGTAGGACCGGTTGTCCCTGTAGGTCCTGTAAATCCTTGATCCGGATTACCTGCTCCCAAATATTCTTCTAAAATGATACAATTTGCCGTAATATCAGGGTTGCTTCCTATAATACCTAATGTGATTAACGGTGCCCCTGTTGGATTCTCCAATTGGAAAAACAATGTATATTTAATTGTTTGGGTTGTTTGCGGCCAGTGCATAAAATTAAAATTATAAGTATCTGTTAATGGAGCAGAAGCATTTTTTGTTCCACAAAGGGTATCTTGTCCTAACAACGTATAACTTGCGCCTGAATCTATAGTATAAACGATGCCTAAGTTGACTCTTGTATTTAAAATATCGCTTGTTTGGTATTTCACTTTAAATTGAACTTTTATTCTGCTTTGACTACTTAAAGGCGTTATGCTTTCAGAATAACCTTCTGTATCGCAACTATAGCATAAACCAGGCGGCGTTATATTAAACGGATCAGAAAGAGAAGGAGTGTTTTGTAAATTATTTGAAAACCCTGTATTTTTATAAACATACTGTATTATTACGCCTGGCGCACCAGTTGAACCAGTTGGTCCAGGGGCACCACTAGGTCCAGGGGCACCAGTAGGGCCTGTACTACCTGGTCCTCCACCTCCGCCGTTATTACAGGGTACAAAACATTCACATTCGTCCGGAATATAAGGGACCTCATCACACCAATCACACGTATTTCCACACTCACACGCTTCAGGTCCAGTATAATCACAATCTGGACATGATACGTAGTAACCAGATTTACATGGATTATTACAAGGATTAGGAGTATATAATGCGCCATTTATGTATGTTACATTTAAATTTGTTACTGTTATATTTTCACTTACTATGTTTTTTGCGTTTATATTACTCATTATATAAATGATAACATATTTAAAATTAGAAATTTAAATATATTATTTTTTTTAAAGATTAATTATATCGGATAAGGACGTTGATTTTTCTCAATTACTAAAGGTTCTGGTATAAAGACAGTTCCTTTTTCGTAAATATTCGTAGCACTTAATTGAGTTATTTCTGGAACAAAACAAGGCGCGGGATTTACTAAATTTGTTGCATTAATTCCAAATAAAAAGGATTCTGTATCTGCTGCGTTATATGATAATTTATTCCAAGGTATTTGTGCCGGCATTAATCCATTTCCAGGAAGTCTGGTATTAAATGCAGCACCATATTGTGAATTTGCGTATAATGTATATGTTTCACTTCCTTTGTATTCTCTTTGTTCTAAACAATAATTACCGGGTGTATTTCTATTGCGTGTAGAAGCCATTATTTATATACATATATATATTTAAAAAATCAAAATAAAACTTTATTTTTTATTTCATTTTTCTATTTTTTATTTCATTTTCTATTTTTATTGTTGAAAAACTACACTTCTTAAATTAGTTATATTTTCTTCACTTATTTTACCATTCTCTAAAAACTCGCAAATACAAATATGAGACAAATTCATATAATCATAAGAGAATAAAATCATGAGACCTATTTCAAAGTCGTCGTTTAAATATTTACTCGCCAATTTCAAACTACACTCCTTAAGGTCTTGGTTTTGCCTTACCTTTTTGTATAAATATTTTATACCTTGATTTATTTCTTCGTCATTATATTCTTTTACACAAAATATATTCAACAAGTCTTCTCTATATAGTGTATCTCTAACATATTGTTTTGCGCAATCGTCTAATTCATCTGTATCTAAAAATATATTATCTAAATGATACCTACATTCATATTTTGTATTATACATTATAGAGATTTGAACCTTTACTTTTAAATTTTAATAAACTTAATTATATATTTTATATTTTGGCCTCAAATAGATAATAATCGGTAAAACGTCGGCAAACAAATGGGACATAGGTGAATTAAACGAAGAATAATAATTAAATGAAGATGCTCTAAAATTTTGGATACCGTTATCAAATTCTTTTTTCAATATTTGAACCTCGGATGAAGTCATTTGTTGTGGGTTATACGTTTCAAAAATATAATTAGTAAATGGATTATGTAACAAACTATTTAAAAATCCTCTTTTAATCCAAATAACATTATTATAATCTATATATTTATTTCCGTGAACATTGCTTAAGTGACCTACCGGCAAAATGTTATATTTATTTCTATTTATGTGATCGATTCTAGAAGGAATTTTATCATAATTATTATAGACAATGCCTGCTAAAATAATACAAATAATTATAGTTATAAGTATTTTCATTAATATAATATGTTGTGTTTAAAATTAACATATTATACTTGACATGTTTTCAATTGCGTAAATTTATATACGTAAATTAAACGTATTGATATTGCGAATGTTTATTAAAGTAATCCTTATCACGTGTTAATTCACGAGATGGAACACCGCCGCGTACCCAACCTTCAGACGCGTCATGTTCAATTTTGTTTGCGGAGTTGTTTAATCTATCTTGTACTGCAGGTAAGAGAGGTGTTTGGTGATACTTGATATAACTCTTCTCTCCTAATTTATTAACACTGCGTTTATTCACTAGTTGCTCTCCTTGTTGGATTTGGGATTCCATGACAGGGTTAACAGATCCACGTCCTAAAAAGGGAACAGTGGCAAAAGGGCGATGGAATAAATCAATGCGGGCTTTTGGGTGTGTTTGAATCGTGCCAATTTGGAGATCTGAAGATTCATCAATATTGCAACCACCGGCGCCAGAGTTGTAACCACCATTATACATTATGCCAGGTTGAGTTGTAGCCAGAGAAATAGGGTTTCTCATGGAGCAATCAGAAGCGAAATAATTTTGTGTCATATAATTACAAGTAGATACATTTTGAATGTCAGTTTGCGATATACAACAAGAATCATTCCCTAATCTACTCATATTATCAAAAGTATAACTAGAAACATTAGCCATTTATATATTATAATATACATTATTTTTTATTAAATTAATATTAATTTATATGTTTCTAAAGTATCTTTTTATTTTTATCATTTGACGATGGTTATTTCTTTCGAAACCTTTTTTATTATTTTTTCTTCCTTTTCAAAATCATTATCTCCTTTGCCACCCATTGATTCAATAATAATATTATTATATACATCCGATTGTTTTGAAGAAGCTTTATTATAATTGGGGTACTTTTCTTTAAATTTTTGTATCATTCTGAAATTCTTGTCTTGGACTTTTCGAACCATTTTGTGCATCTTTTTATTATCATCGTCTTTTTCCCATTTATCTTCATCTTTTACGTAAATGGTTTCTCTCTTCTTGTCAGTACAGTGAACAGGTCTTTGGGTAACGTCTAAATCTTTTAGGTTCTTAATAATAATATTTGACATTCCTTCAATATATCCTTTTTCGCCGACACTTTCTAAATCTGAAAGTTGAAACTTTATAGATTCAACAAAATCCATAATATTCATAGCATCTTTACACGTTTCATTCAAGAAGAAATTCAGATTAAATGCTTTGTTATGTGAATTTGTATGTGTAGTATTATTAGTAGTATTGTTTGTCCCATTTTCAATTACTTTCATCATCATATTTTTCAATTCAGAATTGTCCTTAATTAACATCATAATTAATTCTTTATCCGAGATTTCATCTTTTTTATTTGCGTTTTCATTTTCAACCATCGGAATATTAGAATTACAATTTTTAGAATGTTTCCATAACCCATTTCGTGACGAGTATGGTTTATTACATTTTTCACAGAAATATTTTTTATTTTTTTGCTCATTTTTGTTCGCTAATTTGTCACCTACCGTTAGTTGTATATGCTTGCTAGACAATAAATGTCTTTCATAATTGAATTTTTTACAGCATATATAGTTACAAATATCGCAACTAAATTTGAGTTGCTCGTTTTGCTCAATTTTGCTCGCTAATTTGTCACCTAAAGTTTCCATAATATTTATAAAGATTTTATTTTTAAGTATTTTTTTATTTAAAAAAAAATTTTATCGTCACAAAATTGAAAAACTTTTTTAAGTGATGAGAGCATAAAAATTTTTATGGTCACAAATTTATGTTTTTGAGCAAATTATTTTAGAAAAGTGAAAAATGGACATTTTTTTTGTCCATTTTTCAAAAGTTAAAAAAAGTCTTGCATAAAAAACCTTAATTTTTGCACTACACATGTAGTGAACTTTTTTACCCTTATTTTTCCGAATTTCTTTACATTTTTGTAGTGTAAAACGGGATTTTATTTAAGTTATTTATATAAACAAATGACTTAAACAACTTAAAGACCGTTACTTCTCAATTGTAATTTCTTTGGAAACCTTCTTGATGATTTTTTCTTCCTTTTCAAAATCATTATCCCCTTTGCCTCCCATTGATTCAATAATAATATTATTATATACGTCAGACTGTTTTGAAGACGCTTTGTAATAATTTGGATACTTTTCTTTAAATTTTTGAATCATTCTGAAATTCTTATCTTGGACCTTCCTTACCAACTTGTGCATCTTTTTATTCTCATCATCTTTTTCCCATTTATCTTCATCTTTTACGTAAATGGTTTCTCTCTTCTTGTCCGTACAGTGAACTGGTCTTTGCGTAATATCAAGATCTTTCAGGTTCTTAATAATAATATTTGAAATTCCTTCAATATAACCTTTTTCACCTACCCTCTCTAAATCGGATAATTGTAATTTTATTGATTCCACAAAATCCATAATATTCATAGCATCTTTACATGTTTCGTTTAAGAAAAAATTTAGATTAAAAGATTTGTTATGTGAATTAGTATTTACGGTATTATTAGTAGTATTATTTGTTCCGTTTTCTAATACTTTCATCACCATACTTTTTAATTCACTATTGTCTTTTACGAGTTCAGAATTTTGTTTTATAAGCATTATTATTAAATCATTGCAGTTTGTATTTGAATTTAACTCTTGCGAATCAGTCTTTTCTGTTTTACACTTCTTCTTGTGTTTCCATAATCCGGCAGACGTTTGAAATATTTTACTACAAATTTCACATTCAATAATATTGCTTGTTTTTTGCTTGAAATTAGTTCCATTTATTTCCTTCAAATGTTTTGCTGTTGTTAAATGATTTTCGTAGTTACTTTTTCGCTCGGTATTGTATTGGCAAATTTCACAACAATATTTTTTGCTTGTTTTTTGCTTAATATTAGTTCCAATTATTTCCATATAAGGAAGTGAGAAAATATTTTTAAGTATTTTTCCGAAAATAAAAAAAAATTTATCGTCACAAAATTGAAAAACTTTTTTCAGTGATGAGAGCATAAAAATTTTTATGGTCACAAATTTATGTTTTTGAGCAAACTATTTTAGATTTTCCGATTTTGGACATTTTTTTTGTCCATTT